TCTGGTTTTGGCTCGGTCATCGTGGCAACAACTCCACCTCGTTGCCTCATCAAATAGACCAGCAGGGACAGGGAATCGAGTGCGTCAGGACTATTTTGGCGAGTCCGTTTTACGAAGTCCCCTTTGCTCTCAACTCTCACCAACCCCTGCCCCTGCTGTTTGTACCGCCGCGAAGTTGCTTGTCGAACCAACTCCTCAGTACGGAAGCTCGGTGATATTTTTAAGTACTCAAACTCCAGATATTTTGCAAGTCCGAAAATCAACTCAGTAACAACTCCAGAGTAAAGTTCGTTTGCGCGTTGTGTATCGTCTCCAAGAATATGGGTTTCGGAACTGGCCCACGAATAATTGACTCCCATGACTTCGCTTCCGTAGAGTGACTTTAACGCATCGTGGATTCCTGCTCCGTTTCCAGTTCGGTCAACACATAGCCAATTCGCGCCGATCCTCATCTCCTTTGCAAAGCGGATGATCTCAGCGGTCTGCTCTAGTGTTGCCAATTTCGGGAACTGCATTTGCGAGTCTAATTGCAAACACGTCTTTGGCTTTTTGAATTCACGGAATTGTCCGTCCCGTGGAGTCCACCCATCACAGAGTCCGTATCGTCCGAATGAACACACAACTTGATCTCGGCCTTCCAATGCCAAATCGAACGCTGCTAGAGGCACTACAGGCCCAATAAACCGCAAGCTACCCATTGAGTTGTCCATCATGGCAGGTGTTATGATTGCCATGGAAATACCCTCTTGTGGGAAGAAACCTCTTGCCATTGTGTAGTATTCGGCAGTGCGTCCCTTACTTTCGTATGCCATGTAACCTTCGTAGGACTGGAAGCCGGGGAACACAATCTCCTTGTTGGTCACATTCTCACACCTAGCTGCATCCAGCCTCAAGATATGCCAACCTTCCCTACTCTCCCACTCAAAATCTTCCTCACAGTCCACACTTTGCCAACCCCTCGTAGGTTCGCATCTCTTACCAAACTCACTGTTCCTATCCTTGGGGTTCGATGCTCCGAAAATTTTAATGCGTCCCTTGGAATCCTTCGTATCAGCAGCAGACAGGATGTTTTGCAGGCCCTCCCAAACACCAGCGGGAACCTCCTCTGCTTCGTCAAGTACAACGTGCGTCCTGCTCATCTGACCCCACTTGGGATCTGGCTTTTGTCTTGGGGAAGGGTGGAATCCACGGAGCGTACCAGTTCCACTGTCACCCTTCGGAACGGCAACAAGATGGATCCCGTTCTTGTCATCGTCATTTGCTTGAATACTTTTCACCAGATCTTCGCTGCCTTCGTACTCTGGACGTACCAATGCGGTGCGGTAGAAGTTTTTGATTGCAGCGAATACGTTTCTCTGCGCGTGTGCCTCGGTAAGTGAAACCACTTTGATACAGGTGTACTCTGGATCTCGCATCCAATCCAACAAGAACCACGCAGCAGCATTAAACGTCTTACCCATCGCTCCTGCACCCTGCACTAGCAGCTTGTCATTCTCAAACAAACACCTCCAAGTGTCCGCTGCACTCTGTGGCCTCCAGTCATAAACTCCAGCACCCCACAGAATCGTTGCTGCCGCTTCAAACTGATCGTGCTTTAAGAGGTGTTGAACAAAGTTAAGCACAGTCTGCCTAGCCACCTTTTCGTCCAGTGTAACCTGCTTTTTCTGAGAATCCGTCAGATTTGTCAGTATAAACTGAGCAGCATAGATGATCCCATTTATATCATCCTTCTCAGCTTCCGCTCTAACCTTGGTGGCAATGTTAATTGCCTGTAAAACTGACGCAGGTTTATTCATTCACTTTCCATCCCCACATCAGATTAAACCAGCAAAATTCCTTTTCTGCAAGGCTTTTATGACACTTGAATACTTTAGCAAATCTATTCGCAAACCACTCTTTGTACTTCTCAAACTCCTCGTTTGTCCAACTCTTTTTGCTATACCATTCCTCTTGGTTGGTGAATTCTTTATCAAATCCTTCAAACCCAACACGCTTGAACATCTCGTCCAATGCTTCTGACATAAATTTATCTACTTTATTCATAATTAATCCCAGTACAACTGCGTTCCTGTTAGTTTTCCGCTCATCATTTTCTCCAAGACTGGCTCAACATCCCACGGGTACAATCCTCCTTCATGGCAAGTTTGCATTCCGAAGTACTCGCTAAACTTGTCTCTGTCTATTCCGTTGTTTTTCAATGCCTTATCTAGCACATCGAACTCAATATGCTCAATCGGGTTATCCGTTATAACGATCCCAAGTTGCTCAATTCTATTGTATTTCATTCCTCGTCCTCCTCATCTTCCTCGTCCTCGTAACTCATCGAATTCTCAATCAACTCATGGATCTTGACCTGCAAAATCCCAACCATGCTTGCCAGTGGCAGGTCGAACTCTGCAATGTATGTATCAACCAATTTATCAATTTTGTTTTGTAGTTCCGTTATCTGGTCTGAGTCCTTCATGTTCCTCCTTTAGTTGGTGAATTTTACCATCCTTACTCCAAATCCGCACGTTTCCTAACTCTTCAAACTGAAAATCCCATTCCTCTTTTGTGATGCGTCCATATGCGTAGTCCTCGTTGGATTTCCTCTGAGCGTATTCTCTTGTCATGTCCAATGATCTAGCGGACAACGCTCCGTGTCCATAACTACTTTTATCTCCATGTTGCATCCGCAAACACCGCATTTTCCCGCGCCACTGAATGCCGTTGGATCATAGTGAACACACTGGTTGCAGATCATCAACCTCTCCTCGATCTGCTCCTTGTTGCGTATCGGCATTCCTGCACGGACGAATGCCGCTGCACTTCTCACGAAGCTAATCGCTTTCTGCGCTATGTTTGGCTCAATCATCGCATTCCAAAGATGCTCTTCAATGCATCAAGATTGGTAGTGTTTCCGCTAATGTATGGCTCAGTCTCCTCTTCTTCTTCCCCTTTGTACATTGCCGTGTTCCAAGTTGTATCGAACAACTTCCTCAGTCCTTTCGCAGACATGGTGACGTTCCCCCTTCCGTTGAACGAAGGGTTCTTATTGCTGTACACTTTCCAGAGTTCTTCTTTAGTCATACGTTTATCAAAGCAATGTTGAATTGCGCTGCAAGCATGGTGGTCGATTCATCAGTTGGGTAAGTCTCACGATAGACTATGCGTTTGATGCCATATGATGCAAGCGATTTCAAGCAGTTGTTACATGGCAAGGTTGTTGATGCAAGTAGGTAACACTCCAATGGTTTAACGTGGCGCAATGCGTTCTGCTCTGCATGGACAACGTAATTCCTACGCTTGTCCCTGTCAGTCCAGTCTTCCTCCATGTGCGGTGGAAATCCGTTGTACCCGCAAGCCGCAACAGTGTTGTCATGCCGCAACAACACAGCACCAACCTGCCTCCAAGGGTCTTTGCTCTTCTTGGCTACCACCTCCGCTATCGACAATGCGTATTCATCCCAGTTCATGATCTATTTATTTCTCCCATATGGTCTTCCAACCAGTAGACTGCCTGACCCGAATCCCTAACGTCATCAGGAAAGATGCACTCGTCTGAGATGATTCCGTTCAGTTGCAGTGCGTTCATTACCTTAATTGCGTTAAGCCTCTTGTATTCGATGTAGTGTTCCAGAGTGTTCATTCGTCACCCTTCAGACCATCGTACACAACATACAATATAATAACCGCTAACACGATATAGCCTATGATATATCCCATATATGACACCTTATTGGCAGGACTCACACTCTGGATCTTCGATGCGACAGGTGCGCTCCACCTTGATATCTGCCAAGTCATCATCGTCCTTCAACACAACTGGCTCCTCGATCACATCTAGCTTATCTGCCCTTGCGATTGCTGCCTCGTTTGTGTAGCGTTTCTCTGGATAACGCTTCGATAGCTTCTCTACGTTAGCCTCAATGCACTCATTAAGCGTCAAGCCCAACTCGTTCAACAAACCAGTCAGGTAAAACAGAATATCTCCTGCCTCTTCCCGCACGTTGTCGAAGTCTAATTGCTTCTGGTAGACTGCGTGTTTCTTGATTGCGTCAAGCAACTCACCCGCTTCACCACTCACTCCAACTGCCATGTGGAGAATGGATGCCTGAAGTGGCGTTAGCTGAAGCAAGATGTCATGCCCCGGCTTCACTATGGATCGAACGAACTGCTCGTATGGTGTAGTTAATTTCATTGTGTGTATATATTAAAGTATGCCAAACCGAAGCAACCTGATTCAGCTAGGTGGACTAACTTTCCCTCACGTCCTATAGCCTCGTCAAGCATCTTTTTCGTGATCATCTGCGGATGCCCATCATGTGGTTCGATATCAACCCATTCAAATATGCGAAGCACCTTCGCTGCTTGCAATGCGTTGCGGATGATTAGCGCAGGGTCATCCGTATGCTGGAGGCAGTTGTAAATCCAGCACTCATCAAACCCTCTAAGTGAAACGTCCTCACCTCGCATCACCAGACACTCCACCCCGTGAGCATCGTACCTAGCGTAAGTCCACTGCGGATACTGGAGCGGATCCACTACCAATGCCCTGCCAAGTCCCTTCGATTTTAGCAGCATTGACGTTGGGCCTCCTCCAATGTCCAGCACTGACTTGCCTGACAAACTGAACCCATAGCCAACCTGATGCAGTCCCATGTAGCGAGCGTAGACATAGTGCTTCTGGTCTTCATCGTACGTGTTACAGCAGTCTCCCCAGTACTGCGATTCAAACGTGTAGTCGCTCATTTCAGTTCCTCCTTCAGTTTCCTGTAGTGTGCAACTGCTTGGGGCCACAGGTCATGCCAACCTGATGACTCAACTAGCTTGTTAGCGCAGTCCCTCCACTGGTCACGCTCCTTGGTTATCTTGTCTAGCTTCTCTTCTGTTGTTTCGTTAGTCATTGGATGGGTAAGTCATTGTCATTGCATCGATTCCGTTTCCTTCAGCGTACCAACCTGCTCCATTGTGAACGTCAAGTACGTCTTGGAAATACTTCTCGTACCTCAGCGCAACTCGTTCAAGTGTAAAGTTCTCTCCGAATGCACGGCAGTCCGCTGGTCTGATGCGGTCGATATTTTCGACTGCATCCACATAGTCACCCATCGTTCGGCATCTATATCCAGTTACGCCATGCAGGTTGTTCTCGGCAAAGGATCCCCAGTCAGACGTGATGGTTGGGGTTCCAGACAGCAGGTTCTCGATCTGCACCCCACCGAATGGCTCGACGTATTGGCTAGGCAGGAATGATGCCTTGGCTTTAGACATGAGTTCCTTTCGCTTTAAAACGTCAGCGTAGCCAACATACTCAACGTGAGGGGGGAATGTATACCCAGCTTCCTTCTGACCCGCTACAATCAACTTCACTCCTGCGCGACGAGTTGCATCGATGGCGATATCAACACCCTTGCCAGAGTAGACCCTGCCTAGATAAAGGAAGTAGTCTTCTTTCTGGTCATTGAAGACGAAATCATCGACATCAAAATAGTTAGGAATAACTACGCTATAGTTATCCTGCTGGCACTGACCTACTGCACCCATGCCGCAGTGAGCGTGATAGATGGCATAGCTCTCCCAAACCTTCCACCGCGCCCAATGACCACCCGCATACCCAATCCCCGGCTCCACCACGATCATATCGTGTTGGTGAGCGTCACAGATGGGTCTGACTCCAGATCCCCAGAAGGGAAGCAGGAAGTCATTCTTCCGTTTGCGCTTTCCTACCTCCCTGATGGCATTGGCATAGAACGTCTGGTATGCATGGTCACCAGTGTCGAACTTGAAGAAGGTCTTGCGCCAATCGTGTGACCCATATGACTTGGCAAAGTCCTCGTTAGTCAGGACGCTGACGTGTTCAGTGCAGTCCAGAACGCTATCCTCATGCCCATAGTGGATGACTTCATGGCCCCTGTCTGTCATCATCTTGGCAAACTTGACCACCTTTTGCGTGTAGGCACAAGCATTAAACTCCTTGCTTGTAACTGTGTGTGGAAGTCCTAGTGCGTGGAATCTCATTTTTGTTGTTTTCATTATGTACTACAGGTGTTATAGGAAGTTATTGGTTATTTTCCCTGTTCTTTAGCTTGTTGATCAAGGACTTCTGCTTATTCACGTCATGCTGCAATTCGTGGACGATTTGCCGCAATTCTTTAATATACTGCTTTTGTTGCTGAATTATACGCATCTCTGGTGTTATCTCATGCGCTTTCATAGGTTCTCTAGGATCTCTGTTAGTTTTGCTTTCATGTTGGTGATTTGTTTCAGACTCAGGTAATCTTGTGCGCTCACTTCGTAGGTTGAGTACCTGTGGTTGCACTTTCCGTTGTCGCAGTATCTACGTCTCGAAAATCGATTGCCGAAGTCTCTACATTCCATAACGTGTGTCGTAGAACTGCATTTTGGGCATAATTTGACCATTATGGATAAACCCTAGATATGGGGTATTTAAAAATAGTTAACACAATATGGTGATTATTATCGACAGGATTGCGGTTTTTGTGGTTAAAATACATTAGCAAATCGTGCGCTATCACAAGTCTTCCTCCTGTGTCGCTTCGATCTGCGGCTCGATCAGATGTTGCACTGGTTGAGGATCTCGCCCCTCGATTAGATCTATTGGTTCTGCATTGCGATCACC